GTCAGGTCGGACGGTGGGCCGTACTGGCGGCTCCGTCGCCGCGATGCAGTCCGCTACCGCGACCTCGCCGAGGCAGAGGCAGCAGCCGCATGGTGTAGCGGCACGGTCGAGGTGTCCTCATGGTAGAGTGGGAGGCTCTCGCAGAGCTAGACAGGGAGAGGGTCCGCTACGAGCGGGAGGTCCGGGCGATCCTGGACGCGTGGGAGGCCCCGCCGGCGGAGGCCAGCCCGGAGTACTGGGCTGGCGTGCTGGCTGGGTACCGCGTCGGGCTCGAGCATGGGAGGGCGGCGCCCACGGCGCAGGCGATGACCACACCCAGGGTGACACGTGTCTGATCTCGACTATGGCCGCGTGGCAGCCACAGCGCTGCAGGGTGCCCTCGACCAGGACGATCCTGGGGTCGTCTACGGCGACCCAGATGCTCTGATGGGGCTCGCCAGGCCCGGCGTCTGGGCGGGCGAGATCGAGGCGAGGCTGCAGCAGCTGCCCCACCAGCATCGGGTAGCGCTGCGTAGGGCAGCGCGCGAGGTGGCCAGGACGGTGCCAGCACCCATCGAGCGCCCAGCGGTGTCTGGGCTGCCGATCCTCGCCCACCAGTACCCACACACGTGGTGGATGCGGTCGGGCGGGACCTACGTGCCGGTGGCGCCGGAGATCCTGCTGACCGAGCTGTCCCGGGCTCACCCTCGGGTGCCGACGCAGGTGCCGCTGGCAGATGGTGGGACGCGGCCAGCGAGGCCCAGCGAGCTCTACGAGCTCGCAGGTGGCGTCCGAGTCGACCACCTGGTCTGGCGGATGGGCGCGGATCATCCGAGCTGGGATGAGGCGACAGGGACGCTCGTGGTCCCTTGCTGCCAGTACTCAGGCGGGGTGGCGGCCTACTCAGTCCGGTGCGACCGCTGGCTCGCCGCACTCGCTGGCGAGCGCTACGATGTGGTCCTCGACTGGATCGCGCTACACGTCTACCTCGACCAGCCCATCGCTGCGCTCTACCTCGACGGTCCGCCGTCGAGCGGTAAGGGGCTATTTGCCGCTGCGGTCCGCCGCCTCTGGGGCGGAGCGACGTCGACCTACCAGGAGGTGGTGCTGCGCGGGTGGACCGGCGGGCTCCGCCGGACGCCGATCGTGGGCCTGAACGAGCGAGCGGCGCGCGACCCGCAGGAGCGAGGCTCGGCAGCGTTCCGCGACCTCGTAGGCGAGAGCGCCCATGAGCTGGTCGAGAAGTACCGGCCTGCCGCCACGATCGAGGGCTGCGCGCGACTGCTGATCACGGCGAATGGCCCGGGGGCACTGCGTCTGACCGATGAGGACCTCGGGCCCGCTGACGAGGTGGCCATCGGTCTACGGATCGTCCACGTCGAGATCGGACCCGCTGCCGCTGCGGCGCTGGCCACCCTCGGCGGCAGGCAGGAGACCGAGGGTTGGGCGGACGCAGACGGCGAGCTCGTCGCCCACATGCGCTGGGTGATCGAGACCAGACGACCCACCCGTGGGTCGAGGCTCCTCGTCGAGGGCGACCCGGCTACGTGGATGCGCGGCGCAGCACGCCGCCAGGGGCTCCCGCTGTCGATCCTGCTCGCCGTGGCCGCCGCCGCCACCGGCGCGCTCCCACCCACCGCACGAGACGTCTTCTGGCGGGAGTCGGACGGCGTGCTTGTCTCCTGCGTCGGGCTCCACGCTCACTGGCGGGCGCTCACCGGCGATGACCGGGCACCCACACTCCAGGCGCTCGGGCGCGGGCTGTCTCGCCTAGGCGACCGGAGACAGCGTGGTCGGATGTGGGTCTACGTGATCCCCGTCCAGTCGCTGATCGACGCTGGAAGCATCGTGGGGCTAGACACCAGCCAGCTGGGCTAGCCGCGTCGAGCCGATATCAGCCTACAGCCCACCATATGGTGGGCTGTCCTGCTTTGGTGGCTCTGGGATACCCACCATCACTAGATGACACCAGATACACCAGATCCACACGATCTGGTGTGTAGCTAGGATGCAGTCCCCAGGCACCCAGACACCAGTACACCAGATATCCAATGAAACATAGGGAGAGGAGGAGAGAGGATCGATCTAGGGATCGGGTAGGAGGGGGTAGGGGGGAATGGTATCTGGTGATATCTGGTGTATCTGGTGTCTGGGTGCCTGGGGACTGCATCGTTCTGGTGTCGATCTGGTGCCATATCTGGTGTATGCCTCTACGATCTAGTGATGACCTATGTCCGTACTGGTGTATGGGCGCCCCATGCCGCCCGGTGGTAGACTGTGGACAGGAGGGTCCATGCTGACCAGCGCCCTGTTCGCCTTGGCCTGCGCTGGCGCTGTCGCTGCCGTCGTCTACGGGCGCTTCCGCCGGGTGCCTGTCCACCGGGTGGCCCCATGGGCTACCTGGCGGCGCCAGCTAGTCTGGCAGGGTCCAGGGGTGGACGAGGTAGAGCTGTCACAGGCGCTGGGCCACTGGCGTAGTCTGGGGCACCTGATCGGATGGGCTGGCAGCGAGGCTACGGCGACCATCCTGGTGGTCGAGGACCTGACCCTCGACACGCGGGCCAGCTACGATGAGGCGCTGACGCTGACTCACGGGCGGACGGGGCTGGTGTTCACCCAGAGCGGGCCGAGGCTGATCGTCTCGGCTCGGGTGCGCGTGCTGCCAGGGGCCACGGCCCTCGTGCTGGCTCACGAGCTAGGGCACGCCCTGGGCTACGAGCACGCGCAGGCCGCCCCGACGGGCCACTTGATGAATCCGTCGATGGACCGGGTCGGCTGGGACTCGCGCGGGCTGGAGGTACAGTGACAACCTGTCTAAGAGTGTGGTCAGGGTGTCACACCCCCGGGGGGGTCCCTGTCCGGACCCGCGCACGCGATGGTTCAAAAAATTGGACACCCGCGCTAACGGCGCACGTTTCTCCACTCGTAGGGTAGGATCCCAGTATGGCCGCTAAACCGACAACCGCCCGCCCCGAACAGGGCTCCCGTGAGGAGTACCTGGTCGCTGCACTCCGCCAGCTCGAGCGCCAGACCGTCTCGGCCGAGCGCGACAGGAGTTGGTCCGCTGCTGTCCAGTCCAAGACGAAGGCGATCGCGGTCCGCGCCGAGCTCGATCAGCTCCGCGAGACAGCGCGCCGTCAGGCGATGCCCCCGACGGTCGCCGAGCACCGGTCCGAGGTGCTGTCGGAGGTCAGGCGGCTCCGTGTCGGCGCCACCGAGGCCGGGTCTTACGTCGCCGCTGACCGTCTCCTCCGCCTCGAGCACGAGATGCTCGGCCGTGCCGAGGAGGCCCGTACAGAGGCGGAGGAGCAGGCCCTCCTGGAGACCGAGACGGCCGCTCTAGAGCAGGAGATCGCCCGGCTGCAGGGCAAGTTGGCGCACTAGGTGGCGGTCAGCCCGGCCCGGATGGCCGAGATCGAGCGGCTACGGCGGGTTGTCGCGCTCGAGCGCGAGCTAGCACGGCGCAGGGAGGCGGATCCTCTCGCGCATATGCGCTGGCTGCCTGGCCAGATGGCCTTCCTGGCGTCCACTGCGAAGCGGAAGCTGTTCCGCGCGGGCAACCAGGCGCAAGGGAAGACGACAGCTGGTGCTGCCGAGGTCCTGTTCCGGGCCGACGGCCGCCATCCCTACAAGCTGGTGCCCCCCGCGCCGACGTACCAGTGGGTGGTCTGCGCGACGGAGCAGCAGAGTTGCATCGTCCAGAGGAAGGTCTGGGAGCTGTGCCCGAAGGGGTGGGTGGCTGACGACTGTGTCTACGACCACCGGAAGGGCGCACTGCTGGGAAAGTACCCCACACTGCGGCTACGCAACGGCTCGTGGGTCGGATTCCGGACCGGCGGCGGCGATCCCACGAACCTGGCGAGCGAGAAGCTCCACCACGCGCTGTTTGACGAGCCGCCCGAGTCCGAGCGCGTCTACAACGAGGTCCAGAAGCGGGTGCTCCGCACGAACGGCGACGTGAGCCTCACGTTCACCCCGGTCAACCGCCCGACCGAGTACCTCCGGGAGAAGTGTGAGCGAGGCCTGGTCGAGGACCTGCACTATGACCTACGGCCGGAGCACCTCGTCTTCGACGATGGCGAGCGGATGACCCTCGATGACGGCACCCCGATGGACGAGGCCTGGATCCAGGGGCTGATCGACGAGACCTCCGATATGGAGGTTCCGGTCCTGATCCACGGCGGGTGGGAATTCAGGCTCGAGGGCGCCTACTTCGCCAAGGTCTGGAGCCCTGGCCGCTACGTCCGTGAGGCGCCGCCCGGTGAGTACCACGAGCACCTCGGGATCGACTTCGGCTCGCGGCCGGGTAAGCAGATCACGCTCTATGTGCTGGTCGATCCGCAGGGCGGCTCGCGGGGGTATCCGCACATCCACATCGAGGACGAGTACGTGGGGTCGACTGGGGCCGAGACGAACGAGGACGACGCGGCGGCCACGCTCGCGATGCTGCGACGGCACAAGTCGTCGTGGGGCTCGCTCCGTGGCGCGATGGCTGACCGTGCCCACCGGAGCGGCAGGGCCGACCAGAAGTCAGCGCTCGACCTCTCGCGAGCGGTAGCGGCCGAGATCGGGGTAGAGCACCGGCAGCTCGCCCCTGCGGTCTGGGTCGCGAAGCGCGGCGAGGGGCGTGGTGCAGGCTCGGTCGCGCTCCGGTGGCGGTGGCTGCATGGTCAGATGGCCCGGGGGAATGTGACGGTGCACCCTAGGTGCACCAGGCTGCTCGAGGCGATCCCAAAGGCCTCGCCGCTCGCTGACGACGAGTGGAAGGATCCGGTGGATGCGCTGGTCTACGGCTGTGATCAGTACGTCTACGCCGCTCGCGAGTCTGCAGCGAGCGTCGGAGTGTGGTAGCTGGTAGACTACTGCACATGATCATGCCTGGCCCGCTCCTGATCGCGCCGCCGATGCCCCTCGACCAGTCGGAGGCGGCTCGAGTCACCCACACGCGCCTCCGTCGGAGGATGCTCTATGGGCTGTGGCGCGAGGATCTGGGCGCGAGGATGCGTCAGTCGCTCGGATCTGTCCGTGCGGAGGCGATCGGCGAGCCAGACATGTCCGCGAACCCCTTCGAGGCGACCTGCGCCTCGGCGTCTGCGCTCTACGACCGGCTTCCGCGCATCCGCCAGCCCGACGGGGCGAGCCTCGCAGCGATGGAGGGGTGGACGGGGCGAGCGATGCTCTACCCGCTGATGGCGCGACTGCAGCGCGACGTGCTCGGGATGCGGGAGGCGCTGCTCCGTGTCTCGGTCCATGTGGTCCAGGGCGTCCCGCAGGTCACCTACACGCCGACCTACGCCGACATGGTCCTACTCGAGGCTGACCCGCGCGACCCGGCGAGGCCGATCACGGTCGGCGAGTACGTCGCCCGTCCTCACCCGCAGTCGGGGCAGCAGATCTGGACTGTTGACCTATGGTCGATCGGCGGCACGCCCAGGCACCAGGTCCTCGACGAGCACGGCACTGACATCTCGGCGGCCTACGGCCTCCCGGATGGCGGTCTGGCTGGCGAGGAGTACCCGCTGTACCGCCAGGATGGGCGCCCGATCCTGCCATACGCGACCTACCACGCTGCGATCACCGGGCACCTGCTCGACCCCTACTACCGGCAGGAGCTGGTACAGGGCAGCCTGAATGTAGGCGTGCTCTGGACCTTCTTCAGCCACTGCATCCGCGCAGCTGGCTGGCCGCAGCGGTGGATCAGCGGCGGATACGTCGCTGGCGCTGCCCCGGAGGGCGGGATCCGGCGTGTAGTGGCCGATCCGGCCACGATCCTCGAGATCTTGCGCGATCCCTCCTTCGAGGGCCAGGTCACGGCGGGCCAGTGGGGCTCCGCGAGCGACCCGAAGGCCGTAGCTGACGCGATCGGGCTCTACGAGCAGCGATTCACCGGCTACCACGAGATCGGGGCCGAGTTCTGGCGCCGGTCTGCCGACCCGAGGTCTGGGATCGCGCTCACGCTCGACCGCACGGGGCGGATCGAGGCGCAGCGGCGCTACGGGCCGATCTTCGCCCCGGTCGACGCCGAGGTGCTGTCGATCACGGCGACCGCGATCAATCGGGCGGTCGGCGCGCCGCTCGTCGCCGAGGACGGATGGGCTGTCGAGCACACGGCCCTCGCGCCGCCGCTCGAGGAGCGGGCGGCCGACCGACTCGAGGCGCTCGAGATGTACCGATACGGCCTGCTCTCGCGGGCCGAGGCGCGCGCGCGCATCACTGGCGAGGACCTCGTGGCTGCCGCTGCCGCTGTGGCGACCTTCGAGGCTCCGGCCGACACCCCCGCTGTACGGGGAGGAGTGGACGATGGGTGACGAGGCAGGCGAGGGCGCCGACAAGGCCGAGATGGTCCCGTCTGGGCGCCTCCGCGAGGAGACGAAGGCGAAGCGGGCTGCGCTGGCCAGGGTCGGCGAGCTCGAGGCCGCGGTGGTCGAGCTCGAGCGCCGTGGCGCGACCGTCGAGACGCTGACGACTCGGATCGGCGAGCTCGAGGGCCGTCTGAAGACCGAGCAGGCCGAGTGGGCCTCCGAGCGGGCGGTCTACCAGAGCGGGATCACCGACCCGGAGGCGATCGACGTGGCCCGGCACCTCCACCAGCGGCTGCCGGAGAAGGATCGGCCCGAGCTGGCTGCATGGCTCGGCGCGATGCGTGAGGACCCGACGAAGGCACCTAAGGCTCTTGCTGCCTACTTCGCTCCGTCGGGGCAGGGCGCCCAGCAGACGCAGCAGACGCAGCAGGCTGCGACCCGCACCACGGCTACCAGCGCGGGTGCTACCGTCGGTGGGGCGCTCTCGGTCGAGCAGGCTCGTGCGCGAGTGTCCGAGCTCACCCAGGCGGCTGTCCGCTCCGGCGACTGGAGCGGCTACGACAAGGAGCGGCCCGCTCTCCTGGCAAGGATCTCGCAAGGTTGACAGATACCTGCTAGACTGTCTCACGAGCGCCGTCGGCCGACCACGTCTCGCCCACGACACGGGTGTCACCAGGCCAGGAGATAGGCGCCGCCAGGTGCCGACATGGCCGTCAATACGATCGCATCCCTCTCCTCGCTCCTGCCGTCCGAGGTGGTGACCGCCGAGTACCTGCGGATGCGCGCTGACCGCGAGACCTCGATCCTCGCTCACCCGGCCCTCTTCTATGGCGGTGACGCCGCAGGGAAGGGCAGCGTCTCCTTCCAGATCCCGCAGCTCGGGCTCGATGGGTTCCGGATCCTCGAGCAGGTCTCGGAGGTCTCGGGCGTCCAGCACCGCGCTGTCGACGACGACGAGTCCCAGCTCACGATCGCGCCGTGGCGGAAGGCCTACGAGTTCTCGGACCTCGCCCGCGCCGTTGACCAGGGGCTGCTCTCGCCCACCATCCTGGCTCGCGATGCGCTGATGGCCACGGCGAATACGGTGGTCTACATGCTCGCCCAGCTGGTAGGCTCCTTCAGCAATACCTCCGGCACGCCCGGCGCGGCGCTGACCGGGCTGCACCTGCTCACCGCGAAGGCCCAGCTCGCGTCGCGGTCGGTGGCCGGCCCCTACGCCTGCGTGCTCTCCGGCTCGCAGATCGAGGACTTCCAGGGCTGGCTCGCTGCTACCTCTGGTGGCGGGGTCCAGTGGATGCCCGCGACCCAGACGCAGATCAACGCGATGGGCGAGGGCTACCAGGGGAGCTGGGCCGGGGTCGACATCTGGCTCTCCAACCGCGTGCCGACGGTCGGCGCCGACAGCGCTGGCGGGATGTTCGGGCGTGGCGCCATCGCCTTCGGCGACTCGAGCTTCGCCCCCGAGCCTGACCCAAACATCGTCGACTTCGGGTCCTCGGTCCCCGGCGGTCGCGCGCCTGTCCGCTTCGAGCGGGAGCGCTCCGGCACCTACGGGACCACGACCTACATCACGCACGCGCAGCTCGGCATGGCCGAGGCGCAGGATGCGGCTGGCGAGTCGATCATCACGCTCGCCACCTGATCAGGAGACTGGATGACCGTCCGGAAGGGCCCACAGCCGAAGCCTACGACCATGCCCGAGCAGGGCGTGGTGCCGGGGCTATCTATGGCCGACCTCGGGATCGCTGACGGGCTAGGCCCGGCAGACCGACCTCGCCTCGAGCCTCGCCCGGCTGCCCTGCTGATGTACCACCCCGAGCGGTGGTGCGTCAGCGAGGGCCAGGTGGTACCGCTGCTGGGCCGCATGCCCCTGATCGCAGGGGTCGGTGGTGTCAAGCAGGCTCGAGGGGGCAAGATCAACCTCGACCTCGCGCGCGCGAGCTCGACGAAACGAGGGTGGACGATCCTCCCGCCGGACTGTGAGGGTCCGGGCACGTCCTACCTGCACTCGCCGATGCCTGGCGTCTACCTGACGCGCTGGGAGACTGCGCACGCTGGCTCCTCGGTCGTCAGCTTCGACGGGCCTGGGTACGCTGCATGGCTCCGTCGCCTGATGGCGTCGGGCCGGATCCCGTCCCCTCCGCCCTACGTCCTCGAGCGCCTCCGTGCCCGGATCCGACAGGAGACGCTCGTACTGCAGGATCAGGTCCGCACTGTCCCGAGCGTGCAGGTCGAGCTCGACCGACGACTCTCTGACCTCACGGCTGTCGAGCGTGAGCTGGACGCCGTCTCACTGTCCCCTATCCCACAGAGGCCCGCCGGCCTCGATCTCGAGGAGTAGATATGCCGCACCGCATCACGCAGATCGCGACCGGTCAGGGTACCGAGCACGAGAACACCACGACCGAGGGCAGCATCGCCCGCAAGATCTTCGTGGCGAACGAGCTCTCACCGGGCAAGGTCTACCACTTCGGCGCTACCGTCGAGGTCGTGGACAACAACTCGACCGACACGCTCACGCTCGCTGTCCGGTTCGGGTCGAGCTCGACGGTCACGAGCAACACAGCCGTCGCGACCTCGGCCGCGGTCGACGTGGCGGACGCTGACCAGGCCGTCATCAGTGGGTGGATCGAGGTCCACAGCACGACCCGCGCAGTGATCGCCATCATGATGTCCGAGGCTGATGCCATCGGGACTATCGCCATGAAGAGCCACAAGGCGGTGCTGACCATCGCTGCCGATACGGCCTACTACCTCGACGTGACTGCTGACTGGTCCGTCGCGCACGCGGACAACGAGGTTGCAGCCGACTCCTTCTTCGTGTCCGAGAGCGTCTGACCCATGGCCGTCGCCGTCGCCTACTCCGCACGTCTCGATACGCCCTACCTGATCCAGCGTGGGCGGTCGGAGACACTCGTGTGCCGGGTCTACAGGGCTGGCGCCCTCGCCCCGGTGACCGAGGCGGGCTCGACGGTGACGATCTACGACGCCTCGGATACGCCGGTCGTCGACGCGGCAGCGGTGACCGTCGACGCTGATGGCGTCGCGACCTACCTGCTGGCTGGCGCGACCACCGCGAGCCTCGCGCTCTCGGCCGAGTGGCGGGTGGCCTGGTCGCTGGTGATGGGCGACACAGTCACCCACCTCTACGACTCGCTCGCGGCTCTCGTCCGTCGAGCGCCCGCCCCGGTGCTCACCGAGGCGACGCTCTACGCTCGGGTCCCGGCCCTCGATCCCTCTGGGGCAGCGGCGATCACGAGCCGCACTGACTTTGCCGCGCAGATCGACGAGGCCTGGACGCAGATCGTCAATCGCTTCGTCGAGGCCGGGCGCCGGATCGAGCTCGTGCTCGACCCGTCTGCCATCCGAGAGGCTCACGCGACGCTGACCCTGGCGATGATCTTTGAGGATCTCGCCGCGCGGAACCCGATCTACGCTGACTCGGGCGCGTCCTTCCGGCTCCAGTACGAGACGGCATGGGGCCGTCTCGCGCCAGCGACTGACACCGACGACGATGGTGATGCGGATGCGGCCCTGCCCGTCCGTGGCCCAGTCTGGGCGATGTGATGACGCCCGCTGCACTCCGCACCCGCATGGTCGACCACCTAGCGGTAGCCCTGCCCGGCTGGGTCCAGTCTCGCCAGGCCCCCGGCCTGGAGGC